CCGAAATGGGTGGAACAACGCGTATATGGCGTGGCCGTGTTTAAAGACTAAGGTCTTCACACCGAAGCGTCATGAGACACCTACGTTGACCGGGTGTTTCTATATACAGCGCGGTCAATACGTTCACAATTTTTGTGAACGGCCCTCCAGTGAACGTGAAGTAATTTTGCGTTCATTAGATGGGTTTCGGGATTTAAAACCCGATATCATTGCCAAACTAGCAGTGATGTCCAGGAAATCTTTGATTCGCCTGGAAGAACTCTGGAGATCTGTTGAGGATTGTATTATCCTATCAACACCAGAGTTAGCACACCTTGGAGTAATTCCTCGGTGGGTCTGGCGTCTGTGGACGTGGGTTATCAGTAATGGTACCCATTCCGTGGACACAGTCACGAAGACATGGAAAGTCTTCTCCCTCCATATCCGTCAGTTGAATGCGGGTATGGAAAATCCTGTAAAAATACCTACAGGTTTCCCCTGGCGCCGAAGAGCCGGAGGATTAGGTAGGGCATGGTATTTCAACTTGCCCTGGTTATCCCTCGCTTTAATGACAACCAATAAGACTTATCAAACGTCGTTGGCTCATTTTACTTCAACGAGGAATTTTCCTGCACCTTCCCTCAGTAAGAGGAGATTAAGACAGGAATGGGACAGCTACGAGGAGCGGTTAACTCGGAACTGGCCAATCTTCGAAGGCCTGCGTAATGCGGCTTACGAAGTGGGGAAACGAATTTCACATTACGTGAAAGGGTCTGAGATTAAATCTCAGGCACATCTGTCTCTATCTGCGACAGCTTCGTTCGAATCCCCAAGAGACCAAGGCGGACGCCTCATCCATTTCATAAAGAAGTGGACAGAACGGTATGTTCGTGAGCGTCCTGCATTCACCATTACTGGTGAAACTTGGTTCGGATCTCCATATAGTGTTGTAGCGGGAGTACCTCGCATATACACGATGGCTCGGGTTATACCCTTAAAGACTTTCGATGGGAAGGTAAACTTCCTTGAATCGAATTTCGAGACACCCTTTTTATTACCGGGTGTTGATCCGTTGTACCGAATCGAGGAGCCTATGTTTGGGCTAGACTGCTGTACTGGGTATCAGTTTCTGCAGTTCTCGATAGAGGAAGGAATCCGTAAGGGAGTCCTTGAAGGTTCGGAGTTTAAAACTCCAGGAACCCCTCTGAGGTTATCTTTAACTAAGAAACCTCGGGTACGTGCTGAACCGATCGGCGAACCTGGAAATAAGGTTCGATGGATTACCGTAGCAAGCTCGTGGGAAACAATTTTCCTACAGCCATTAGGCCATGAGCTCGCTCCGATCTTATCGGCACATCCTCGCCTCACATCAGGGTTTCTGCGTAGCCATAAAGGCTATGATTTCGCAGCAAACCTCTGGAGGAGAGGGAAGACACCCCCAGAAGATTTCCACTTTATGTTTGGAGATCTAGAGGCAGCATCGGACAATATGACCTTTGCATATACCTCGGCCGTTTTACACGGTTTACTGGATGGTGCCGGTAGAACCCTACCCATCTTGCATTTGATGGTTGATCTGCTTTGCAGCTCACACGGGATCTACCAAAAACAGGGCGGTATTTCTCAATTATTATTTGAGACAACCCATGGAATACTTATGGGCCACCCTGGGACAAAGGAGGCAGTTAGTCTTAACTGGTTACTTGCGCATGAATTTGCAATATGCCATCATTACGCAAGATGTGACGTAAAGTCATTCCTCCTTCAACCGCGACCGATCTTCGAGGATTTCTCGGAGTCGGCCGGCGACGATTTTATCGAAGCCGGCACCCTGGACTACCTTAAAACGGTGGTCGAATGTCACAAGTTACTTGGACACAGGGTGAATTGGGAGAAGATCGTAATTACCCGCCGTGCCGCACAGTACTGTGAGGAGCCCTTAATGTTAGAGGGGCATACCCTCACAGACAAGCGGATCCCATTTTGGGAGGCGAGGTACGAAGACACAATCCATGTCGACGCGATCAAAATCCGGCTACTTTCACCGTACGGGAAAGTAGTGCCAGGTGAGCCTGGAGCGAGCCTTCCAAATCCTGCAATAGGGAAGGCGCAGGCTCTCGTAAAGAAGCTTTCTTGGCTTCCGAACGATTGGGCGGTGTTATCACTACCCATAATCCGAAGATGGTATTTTCGGATGGCACGTTACGTGCATTGGAACCAGGCGCTCACCTACGTTCCAACCTACTTTGGGGGTGCAGGAATGCCATATATCCCCGAGGTAGCAGAGTTGATAGCGGAGTTACTCCAAGATCAACTATACGGACAGCTCTGTTTAAGTGTGCTCCGCGGATCTGCTGACGGTTGGACCCGTCGCATACTTCATGCCCTCTCAACTGGAGGGGAGATTCGCGGAATCGAATTTGATATTCGTGAGCAAGCACACGAGCAGTACGTAATGTCTGGTTTCATTGCCGGTAAGGCAATGACTTTGAACGAGGTAGCAGTTACTGCGGGAGCCTCACCAGACGAAGTTCGAAAGATGCACCGTAGCCAAAAACGGACGGTTGCACACAAACACGGGTTTATCCCAGAGTTTGATTTGAACTTACTTATCGAAAAGGCCTGGGTCGTCAAAGAGGCGTTCCAGGTGGCAGCTGGGCTGCGTGATGCAAGCTCACCGAAACCTGTCGATTATATCAAGGGTTTCGCCACTTTTCGACAAGCTCTCCGTGACTTCCCAAAAAAGGAAGTCGAGTTATACTCACTCCCGTACACGGAACGGGAACGGAGAGAAATCTTCGACGCGATCGTTAATCGAACGCGCCCAAGAACAGGAGAGGAAAGATTTGTCCATCGGGATATAATCTCGACAAACTTTTCAATCCTTGAGGTACCTCTTCCCGGTAATCGGGTCGAGGACCGGGCCCACGTACGCGGGTCCGTAAACGATATTTACTAACAAATCGTTTACCTCAGAAGCCACCCACGTCCGTCAGTTTACCCGTGGGTATGTCAGTTAGACAGGGCAGCCTCAAAAGGGTTGTTAA